AATAGAGGAGGAATCTACTGTTGAAGAGACTGAGGCAGCAGGTAAAACAATCGTTGCTCACTCACTTGTACGAGCTCCTCACGGCTGGCAGTTGATCCGACTGAATATACCTGAGGGAGAGTTCGATCAATACGTTGAGAAACGTTCGCCTGCGAATATACTCGGAATACAGCTGTCTAAACTCAACGACTACTACGCAGCGATTGGCAGAGGGATTACGCCTCGATGACGAGCATCTTTATATTGTCAACAATAGTCGTAGTCGCTGCGATTGGCGGTCTCTGGCTAGTGTTAATCAATAGAATTGACGAACTCGTGAACGAGAATAACGTTACGCTCAGGAACGTCGACCTGTTACGTTCAGAGCTGAAATTACTGTCAACTAGTCAAGCTGATGGACATTTTGAGCATATTAAACTTTGTGACCGCGTTTCCGAGTTATCGAGCTCCGTTCAACCTGTCCTAGAGGACTATTCTATTCGTCGGAACGCTAGAACGGCTAGCGGTATTTTTGCCAGAGGTCGGTAATGAATAAAAAAAAATCAACTTCAGCAACACCAGAGGCTATTTTATTATCTGCTAGACAGGTAATAATAGGAGCGCTCGAACGAGGATTGAGCCTAGACGGAGCAGCAGGTCTTGCAGGAATCGCTCGCGCTAGGTTTCTACAGTGGCGGGTTAGTGACCCTGATTTTGAGGACGAGATTGCAGCAGCACAGGCACGTTGTGAGAATAGAATAGTGTCTATCGTGGCCGCCGCTAGTTCGGACGACCCTAAACTAGCCATGGAGTTTTTGCGTCATCGGTTCCCGCATCGTTGGGGAACAACTGAGCTACGCAGGAACGAGGAGGAACGAGCTATACAGCAATACGACCAGATGTTGATGCAAGGTTTGCAGGCCGAGAAAGAGAAAATAACGGAGGAATATAAACGAAGGATGCTCAACCGACTTGACGTTATTGCTCCCGAGGTTGGTTAGTGCAGTTAGGCAGGCTGATTGATCAAAGATATCTTGAGTTTGCGAACCGAGAGACAGACCTTACAGAGGTCACTACAGAGCAATTAAAAATGTTACTGTGGCGGCATCATGACCTGTCGTACCTGCTGCTAGATACCCAGGTCGAGGCGCTTGCTTATTTAGAGAAATCAACATCTCTCGTGAGGATGGCACTGTGTAGTCGACGATGGGGGAAGACGTATGCCGCTGCTATCTGGATTATTCAACTTGCTTTATCAAAGCCCAAGTCGATATTGAGGTATCTAGGGCCTACAAAAAAACATCTTCGTCAGTTTGCAAAACCAACGTTAGAAAAGATTCTATCAGATGCGCCCGTCGGAATATCTGGCAGGTTCGATGGCTATGACGATGTTTATATATTCCCTAATGGAAGCAAAATATTTTTCGGCTCGTGCGAGACTGAGTCAGATATCAATAAAAACGTAGGGACTGATTGTGATGGAGCCGTGATTGAGGAGGCAGGCATTATACGAAGCGAGTTGCTATCTCACGCTATCAAATCAGCCATCATCCCACAGTTTGCAACCAAGCCTGACGGGCGCGTACTGGTGATTGCTACATTGCCTCGTACACCTGCTCACTATCTCGTCCAGGAACTGTTACCAAGGCTCGATGCGGCAAATGCTTTGGTGATTCAGACGATTGATGATGCGAAGCACGTGTCCGAGGAAATGAAACTTAAAATGATTGATGAGCAGGGCGGCATTAATTCGTCTGACACTCAAAGAGAGCTTTATTGTAAAATTGTTACGGATGAGTCTACTGCTGTACTGCCTGAGTTTGATTCAGCGGCACAGCGTGAGATTGTTGTAGAGACGGCCACTTCAAGCCGTTATGACAGATATATAGCCGCTGACTTTGGCTACAACGATATGGCGTTTGTCGTGTTTGGTTATTACGATTTTGATCGGGTGAAAATAGTCATAGAAGACGAGCTTGTGTTTCAATACAAATCGTCTGTGCACATAGCAATCAATGTAATAGCCAAGGAACTTGACCTTTGGCACGGATATGCCGGACTGTCTGAGCAGTTCTTAAAATTAGCATTCAAAGAGGCGCTTGAGGAAATCGAAAAATACAGGCACATTTACGATAGAGAACGAGGGCTAGTTCGGAGGTTTGTTGACACTCCACCTTTGACTCGCGCTGATATGGTCGACGCTGTTGGGTGCATCTTTGCGGGAGCTCAAACAGCGGATAGAGATGCACAGATACATAGATTGCGGCGAATCATTCTTGAACGCAGGCTTGAAATAAACCCGAGGTGCCGAAACTTAGTTAGGCATCTTAGTTATGCGGTATGGGCAGCATCGCGCAAATCGTTTGAACGTGACGCTGGATTCGGTCATTATGACGGGGTTGGGGCAATGCAGGTGATGACTCACCACGTTGACTATCGAAGCATGCCGAACAACTCTCTATTCCCCCCAGCGCTTGATATGGCCAACTTTAATATTCCAACTGTGATGACAAAAAACAGTCAATTTAGGAGAACGTGATGAATGATATGATTAAATTAAACCCTATTGACAATATTGAGTACTGGGGAGCAGATGCCGATACTAAAAAATTAGCGGCATCACTTACAGACCGTATAACCACGTTCGACTCGTTTTTAACGCAACACCACATGTGGATTCGCTGGAACTTTTCGGCAAAATTATATGATGGAGCTGACCCTAAAACTGGAGCTGTATCGTATGACGTTCGAACGTTTGGAGAGAATGACGAGCTATTGACGAGTAAGTATAATTTATACCGTCGCACACTCGATTCATCTCATATTCTAATCACAGGTGTTCGACCATCGTTTGAGCCGCAAGCACTTGGTGATGACAGCGCGGTGACCGAGGCGACGACGATTGCATCTCAAATACTTGAGGATGCGTTATCAAAAAGAAAGGGTGAAGCGACTGCGATTATGTCATCAAAATACGCCCTACTTTATGGCGCTGGCTGGCATTATACTTTTTGGGATAAAAATGATGGGGATTTATTCACGTACGTTGATAGAGAAACAGGCGAACCAGTTCAACAGCCAGAAGGGAATGTGTGCTTTGCTGCACTGCCGCCCAGTCATGTTATCTATGATGTCTCGTGTGATGAGAACTCGGAGCCGGACTGGTTCATTGTTTCGCGACAGGTAAATAAGTGGGAACTTGCGGCTCGCTTTCCAGAATATGCGGACCATATTGTTGCATGTGGGCCTACAGATAGAGAACGATTCAAAAACTCATTCCTTATAGCTAACAGCGTGTCTATCTCTCAGAACAATACAGACTGTGTTACGATTTACGAGTTTTTGCATGAACGAACAAACTATTTACAGAGTGGTCGACACTCTATCATGGTTGGCGGCATGGTCGTTGCTGACGGTCCATTAGAGTATAAAAAAGTACCGCTTTACGAGCTTTCATCTACTGCTCGTATTCCTCGTACGCGAATAGCAACTACGCATTTTTTTGATGTGATGGGCATGCAACGAGCGATTGACGCCTCGTTTTCTAGCGCACTTTCGATCAATGACGTACTCGGCATTCCGAATATCTGGATTGGTATGGCTAATATGCTTGGCCGAGCTTTGCCCGAGGTCATGGGTCGCGGGATTCGGTACATCATGAGCCAAGAAGAACCCAAACTACTAGAGTGGTCGGGAGCTCCGATGGCTCAGCAAGTTTCGTTCATGGAGTTTCTCAAGGGACAAATCGTTGAGGTGTCTAGGTTAAATGATGTGGCGTTAGGCAACTCAAGCGGCGCTACGTCTGGCAAACACCTTTCGATGGCGCACGCTATTGCTCAACAAAGCGCATCAGACTACCAAGCGGCCTATGCGATGCTGTTCGAACGAGTAGGGCTTTGCGTGCTCGAAATGTTTAGAGACTTTGCATCTGAAGAGCGCGTTATCCTCATGACTGGAAGAAATAAAACCTTGATGGCGAAACGATTTAAAGATGCGAAAATCGACGCAATTAAAGGCATTTCTATCAACGTTGGGTCAGCAATCATGCGTACTGCTGCTGGCAGAAAAGAAGTTGCGGACATGATGTTTGATAAGGGGGTTCTTAATCCTGAGCAGTACCTAGAAATGATTGCAACAGGTAAATTAGAACCAATGACAGAGGGGCCGCTTCAGCGTCGAGTTCTAATCGAGAACGAGAATCAAATGCTGATGAATGGACAGAATCCGCCTGTTCTAGAAACAGACAACCCTATTGAGCATTTCGAAGGTCATTTACGTGTTATGAACGACCCAACGGCTCGTGTGACGCCTAAGATTTTAATGGCATGCATGGCTCATTTTGTAGACCACATTGTCAAATGGGAGGAGATTGCGTTGAAGATGCCAGCTCTTGCAGCGGCTCTTAACTACCCGCCTCCTCCGTCAATTCAGCCTCCTATGGGGCCAGATATGAATACTATGCCTCCACAGCCAGGCGCACCAATGCCGCCCCCTACTGGGCCTCAAATGCCGCCTACAGACCCTATGCAATCTATCCCAACTCTCCCAGGCGGAGGGGTTCCCCCATCAATTGGCGATTTGCCAGCTAACTAAAGGAAAAAAATGTCAGAACCATCAGCATCACCAGCAGCTTCAAGTCCAGAGGCTTCAGCGTCACCATCCCCCGCTCCTGTAGCGCCTTCGCCCACTCCTTCGGCGGATGGCAGCCCCGCATCTTCGACAGAAATGACGAATGATAGCTCAGCTGAGAACGTTCCTTGGCTATCGAAAATCAAAGACCGATTCGTCGAAAAAGACGGCAAATTACATATAAAATATCTCGTTGACGGGAAGGAAGAGTTGGCCGATTTTGATCAAGAGCATCGTCAACGCCAAATTGACAAAGCCGGAGCTAAGCGGATTGAGGAAGGGGCGCGTCTCAAACGAGAAGCAGAAGAGACGCTTGCGCGAGTCAAAGAGGAATTGATTGAGGCGTTCGCCAGTCCGGCGAAGATGCGAAGCTTGGCGTTGCAGATGGGCGTTAATCCCAAAAGTTTAGCCGATCAAATCCTAGACCACGAATATGAAGAGGCGCAGCTTAGCCCAGCGGAACGGGAGCTACGTCAAATAAAAATGCAACAGCAACAGCTTGAGCAACAGCAAGCGTGGGAGCAACAGCAGTGGCAGCAGCAGCAAGAATTGCAGACAAGAGAATCAATTGACAGAGGGATAAATCAAGCGCTTGTCGAGTCGCCTTCTTTATCTCTCGATGATTTTCAGATGGATTACGTACGCGCGTATTCAGATAGCGTTTTTAGGCATATTCAAGCCGGACAGCGCCCAGCTAAATTACCAGACGGTCGCCCTGTGACGTATAAAATGATTGCAAACGAGGCCATTGCTAGTTTGCCAAAGATGCCACTTCAACCGAGTGATGATGATATCTTAACTCAGCTAGAAAAAAATGAACAGCTTCGACGCCGCGCCTTTGAAAAATTTTTGCCTCAAAAGCCAGCGGCTCCGGAACTCCGAACCGTTGAAAGGCCGAGAGATGCATCAGGGCGCTTTATTCAAAGCGAAGCCTCGTCATCAGCTCCGCCCAAAAATACTTATTCTGACGGCGGCCTAGCTCGCCTGTTTAGACAATAACATCATGAGGGGGACGGTGTTGATTAAAACAAATTGACACCGCCCTACATGTATTGTATTGTACGTTTAGCTTGATTTTATCT